GAAATAATGGTGTTGATGAGGCTTTGTGGGTACCAATACCTCCCAAAATTTATATGGGATAAAGAATCCCGGTTTTGGTCAATGGAGCAGTTCAGATGATAGATGGAGTTATAATATAACATAGGACAATTCCCATCCATCAAGTATTCTAATTTGATAAATATGCAGAACAAAATATCAAGAATGCTATAGCTCTATTCAACAACATCATCTTTCATCCTGTTAGACCTCGATCTGATGCCTATGATATCAACTATTATAACAAATAATATGATCTCTATCAATCTAGAGTTGAATCTCAACCAGTAGCTCCTGTAGTAGATTTGTGGTCACCTTTCTAGGGAACAATCCAAGACTATGAAAGCTCTAATACTGCTGATTCTTTAGATATAAAGCCTACTGATTATGTTGCTTATACTATGTTTGATTCTCATTATTATCTAGCAGGATGGATACCTAAATTCAAATCAACAGTATTCATTGTCGGAGGTTAATTCCCTACTATCCCAGGATAATATGTCTTACCTATGAATTAAGGCAGATTTGAAATTTATCCTGTGAAGAATTAGTAGATAGTACATGCTCAAACAAATTACAAATGGCTATCTCAGTTTGATTTACTCAAGAAAGGCTTTTTAAAATGTTTATAATAAAAAGTAAATCCAAACAAATAAAACCGAATGGAGATGATGATGATTACTAATTCTTCTGGAACATGCTATAGACATCCTTTAGTTCATGTATTATAGCCATAATTCCGTATGTAATATGGTTGGTATGCACATATATTCCATGAATGTTCATCGTAGAAACTAAGAATATAGCCTATTATTGCTCCAATATTGTAGAACGTCAATAAATCTTCTAATCAGGCAAAATTTTTATATGATACTGTCAATAGTTTCTCGATTGATTCTTTTCCCTCAATTTCTTCTTATCTATAAATGTATAAGAAAGGGAAAAGTTGGCAAGCTCCAACTATCAATTAATACTCATCTTTCAAATCTATTAAATAGTACATTTTGTATACCCATGATTTTGATTCAGGTGATGTTGAAATAGATGTGCAAGATTTGTAAAATCTTTCTCTTATTGAAAGAATCCTTTTTATTTTCACCAGATATATATCGCTGAAACACTCTAAAAGAGTCATTATATCTAATTGCAAATAGACCACTTATCATTTTAGAACGGTTTAGATATAAGGATATGATTAAGTTCAAATGGTAGAAAATAATAAATATTTATCCCGATAAGATATTTGCAAAATTCGATTCGGTTGCACTGCATAAAAATATAAATTTTTGAATCCTCAACCTTTGTCTAGAAAAATGATTCAAAAATGTGCTGATATTGATATCGTAAAAAGTGACTAAAAACAGCCCAAAGCTTTCTCTACAAAAACTAAATACTCTCAATAAATTAACTATTATAAAGTAAAACCTACTCCTAAACCCGAATAGCCATCTCATATTTATACTAAGTGTAAATAAGATTTATAACACATGAGGAAAACTGCTATAGGTGTCGGAAAAATGCTAGAAAAATGGATTTCACCTGTAGTATGGAATAAAAAATCTCAATAATATGTTTAATTTAAATAATCTGCTATTGTCACTAAAACAGGATTTGCATTGATTTCCGGCTAACAATAATTTTAATGGAGTAGTAAATAATTGCATAATAAAATCCATGCAGGATATCATCGACACTTACTTCCTAATATCTAACCAAATCCTGTAGATGTGGAAAAATTTTAAATTATGTGTTAAAAATATTTCAAATTCTTATAACCAAAAATTTTATCTCATATCTCTTAAATCAAATATGATGTATTTGAAATTTTACAGAAAAAGAATTTTAAGAGAGGAAAAAAGATGAAATATTACACTAATTTAGTTATGCAACTCGAAGGAACTCTTGGATTTCAAGGATCTTTCACTACTATGGTCAAATCTGGCTAAGTTGATTATAGCACTTAAACTTAATCAGCTAATGATGGTTACTTATATAATAAAGATTCTAGAACAAGAGAGATCAAAGTACCATCCTAAAGTCTATGTGGCCATCTAACTATGATACAAACAATATTTTGGCCAATCATTCGAAAATAAATTCCTTAATTTATCCAAGGATATACTAAAGACTAATTGATATAATCTTTTAAGAATCATGTAAAAGCTAGTTTCAAATCAATTTGTCTCGACGGATCTGCATTCGATTCAACCCAATTTGCTATTTTAATGTAGATTTGTTGTAACAAGTTTATTAAAATGTTCAGACCAATCATGCTTAAAGCATATTAATAAACCATTTAGAGATATCCTCATTTATGTGCTTTCTCTGCTGAATATTATGTAGATCAAATGCTATAATCTGCCACTAATAACATTAATTTTTGTTTTACATAATTGAATGAACATTAAATAGATAATCCCTGGACAGAATAAATGAAGACTATATTCCAGAGGGATTGGTCCCGTAGTGTCAAAAATGGCTATGACATGTAATATATACAAAATAATTATATTTGCAATAAAGTTTATGGCACAACTTTTTCGGGACATCCAACAAAAACGACATTAGGAAATACAATTCGAAGTATATGTTATGCTTTTTACTACATCCAATAATCAGGAATCGATTCTCCTTGGCTAATTCCATAAATCAAAGTTAGAGCAGCAGGAGATGATGTAGTAATCATATGTCCTTAATCCGTCGTTTAACAAATCAATAATTCTATTCTAAACTTAACTCACAGAAAGAAGAGATTGAATAATCTGTAAGACCCTACTAAATTAAAATTAGGGCTAGGACAATGCATATCTAATACAGTTGTGGGTTAATGGTTTTAGATAGATTTTTGTTCAAAGTGGTCTTTTGGTTCTTCTTAAGATAATTTTTCATTATCTAGAAATGTTTATAAAATGC